CTCGCGGAGTTGGTACTCAGCGTCCTTCTGCTGGAGAAGCTGCTCGATCTGGGCACGGTTCATGTACCCGTCATCGTCGAGCTTCTTCTTCTGCTTGGCGTCATGCTTGCCAATGGCGTCGTTGACGGCCTTGGAAACATAGGACTCGATTTGGGCGCGAACGCCGCCTTCGAGGTCGAGATCATCCAAAGAACGGATTTTCCCTTCGCTAGAGGGCTGCTGTGGGGCAGCCGCCTGACTCGCTTCCGCCAGAAGGTCTACCTCAGGTTGAGGCTCCTGTGCAGGCGGGGTCGCAGACTCAGTAACTTCGGGAACAGGGTCAGTAGTTTCAGACATCGGCTTCTAGGTAGGGTTTACCGTGAGGCTCCCTATGTAGAAGTTCCCGAGCGTCCGGTTCAGTATAGCCGATTTCAATCGACCTGTTCGACTCCACCCACAACAGTCGCGTCGCTCATTCCTTGACGCTTGTGCTTGGGCAGGGTCGCCGCGACCTGGGCCTCCTTCGATACGAAGTGGCCCGTGTCGAGGCTGATACCGTGCTTGCGGTAAACCTTCTCCATGTGGGATTTTGAAGTAACAACCGAATCGGGGTGATTCGGAGGAAGCTGGAAGACTTTCTTGCCGCCGGACCAGTTGCCCTCGGTGCTGACGCCGCCGCGCAAGGTCTTGGCTGCGTAGTCCTGGGTCGTGGTTTCGGTGCCGCAGGCGGGGCAAGTGGCGGGAAGCGAGGCTTCGGCCATGCGTTTAAACACCAGCCAAGCGTTCCCGCAGTCTTGGCAGCGGTACGGGTACTCGGGCATCAGTATTGGGGCGTGGTCGGCTGCGGAACAGCGGACGGGACAGAGTTTGTAGACAGTGCCGACAGCAGGTTGTTGTCGATCTCGCCCGGACCAGCGCCGATACCGGGCACGATCTCGCCACCTTGCATGGGGTTGAGAACATCCATGCGGCGAGCAGCGTGCATCTGGTGCATCGAGATCGCGTTGCGAAGCTCAAGGCCGCTTTGCGGGGTCGCGTTAGTGACCGAAAGCGACTGGAGCATCTTGTTGTAGTACGCGATGTAGAGATCGTGCTGATCGTCCTCGTACACCGGGATCGGCTGCTGGGTCTGGAGGTAGCGGATGTACCGCTCCTCGGGACCGAGTTCGATAGTCGGCGCGTCGAGGAAGATGTCTGCGTCTTCGATACCCATCGCGTTGCCCAGGCGGCGCAGGGCTTCGCGCGTCATGCGCGGCATTCCAGTGGCGAACGCGCGTTGCGTGTTAGTCGTGACCGTGAGCCACTGCATGAGCGCCTGAATGTCGCCCGCGTTCGACAGGTGACCCAGTTCAACGGGGTCAATGTCGAAGGTGAAGCAAGCCGTGACCGGATCAGGAACATGCAGCGTGCGGATCACGCCGTTGGCAAGCGGGATGTCTATCGACTCACCGAACACTTGGCGCTGGTACTTGAACGCGGCCTGAGCAAGCCGGGTCCACATCCCCGCCATGACCTCAAGACGATCAGCGTTGCGCTGGTTCGCGTTCTCGGTGATCGCCTGCGCTTCCGTCGCAGACTTGCGCGGGTTCGCCGCCATGCCCCGCATAGTCGGAGAGACTCCGGTAACATCGTCGAACAGTTGCATGTAGGTCGAGAGTGCGGACAGGTACTCCTGTAGTACCGCGCTCTGCTCAACCGGACGCATCGTTGCGTTGACGCCTCGGCCAGTGTCGTCGGGATCGACGCCGACGAAGACAGTGCCACCCGGCGCGATGTGCTTGACGGTGTTGATCGCCTCCTCGCTGATCGCGTTCTTGTCGAAGAGGACAGTCTTGTTGAGCGTGCGGATCTCACGGTCGATCTGGACGAGAGTCTGGACAATCATCCGCATCAGCGGGATCCACGACAGCACTTCGGCTGCCGGAACATCCTCGTTCGGTGCGGGATCGAGGAAGTTGCCAATGATTACCGGACAAGCAGCAACCGACTCGGTTGTTACATAGACGCCAAGCTCGTCGCGTGCGTGAAGCCGCGAGTCAGCGGAGAGCGGAATCGAGGACGAGGCGGCGGGCTGGTGGTCGGTGGGGACCGACACGAAGACCGACATCGGGCACTTCTTCTTACTGACGCCGATGTTGCCGTGGCGGAAGCCGTCGTGGTAGACCTCAGTCAGTCGGCAGATAGTCCAATCGGGCGGGTCCTCGTCGTCGCGCTCTGGTCGCCAGTTCTTCGGGATGTCGCCCCACTGAATGTCGTAGGCATGCCAGACGAAGCGGTGATAGAAAGGCTCGTAGCCGCAGTCCCGCGATTCGAGTGCGAGGTACTTGATGCGGTTGTAGGCGTACTCCTCGGACTTGTCGAAGGCAACCTTGACGCCGAAGTAGGGGGACAGCATCCCGATAAACGCCGCCTTGCGCATCGCCTCGCGCAGATGACCGTGGTCAGTCATCATGCGCATCAGTTGGTTCTGCTTCTCGACCAAGTGCGCGGCCCCGGCAACGCGGGCCTTCGCGCGGAACGAGGGCACGCCCGGAGTCAGGCCAGTCACGATCTGGCGCAGGCGCGAGAGGAAGAGGTTGGCCGTCGTTTCGGGCGGACGCCAGGAGCCGACTCCGAGGGGCTCGTTGAAGACTTGGGCAGGGAGCCCCTGCTCAGGGAGGACCAGCCCGTTCAGTCCGCCAAGCGGATCGCGGCCTGTGTAAATGTCCGCGATGAGTTTCTCGTTCGAGCCCAGCGGGCCGCGAAGCTCATCCATCGACGATGCAACGAGATCGCGCAGCTTGTCCGCCGCTTCTTGGTCCATGCGCATAGGTCAGCCCCAGTAGTTGCCCTTCCCGCCGCGCTGCTCGTTCCAAATGCCCAAAGGGTAGGGCACCTGATCGGGTGCAGGGACGCCAGGAAGTTGACCCCGCCGTTCGACCATAGTGCTAAGAAGCGCAAGTGCCGAGATCAAATCGTCGGAATCACTCAAAGGATACTCGATAAGCCGTTGGACTAGGAGTTCCCGACCGGGGAAATCTTTGGGCATGACCAAGTAGCCTTTGCGCATCGCGGTCTGGAGCGACATCAGGCGGTACGGGAGCGAGGCGTTGCCGATCTTCTGGCCCCGGATCTTGACGCCCTTGATCTTCTTCCGTTCTTCGAGCCACGGAGCGAATAGAGACTGCGAGGCGACCTGCTCGATCCAGATCGACTTGAGGTTCTTCTTGTGCTGGTGGACCCCGATGTCCTCGATCCAGCAGGCCGCAGCGTCCGCGCCGCCCGCGATCTCCTTGGCGAATACCGGGAAGAAGATGTTGCGGTCCTTGGGGAATCCACGAAGTCCCAGTTGCCCAGCGGGCAGGACCCGGACCACGACGATCCCGTTCAAGTCGCCCTTCGCCCCGTCGATGCGGGCGACCGGATCGTAGAGCATGATCTCCGGCCCGTCCGGCAGCTTGTCCAAGGGCAAGCCGTCGTCCGTCGCGGCGTGGACCAGCGCCAGATCAAAGAGCGCCTCCTCCGAGGGGACGGGTTCGCAGAGGTACTGCGCCGAGAAGAATGTCTTCGACAGCACTCGACCCTTCTCTGTAATTTCGTCCGAAGTCAGGAACGCGGGGCAGAGCGCGTAGCCGCCCTCAGGCCCAGGACCGTTGCCGTCCTTCTCGCCCGTGACGGGGTTGGTGCCGTCCCAAACTCCGAAGCGGAACTGTGCCCAATCATCCCGGCGTTGCAGGTAGGCGGTCACATCTTGGAATGCCCAAGGCGTGCCGATGTGGTTGATCGGAGAGTCCGGGTCGTACATCAGCGGCTCAAGAGCTTCGATGAAGTCGATGACCTTCTTGCGCCGCGAGTAGGTTCGGGAGTTCTGTTCGTTGGCCGGGTCGTCGATGACCGCGCGGGTCGGGTGGTTTCCGGCGAGGTTCGACTCGACCGAGGCCGCGAAGACCGAGGGCTCTCGTCCCTTGCCCGCAGCGCGGCCCGCGATGTTGAACTGGTCGGCGGGTCCAGAGCGGCGAGGGTCGCCTTGAACCGCGAGCCAGGGGAAGACTTCGGATACCGGAATGTAAACCCCAGGTATTAGC